TGGTGGTAATGGCAAGAATACCATCCAGCAGGTACCATCCTAGTGAGGCGTCTCGTGCTATACTAAATAGTACGAATAACGTCCACCCCTGATATAATGGCGGAACTTTTTGGATTTTCATTTAGGGAAAGGGAGAAGAAGGCAAAGAGTGCCCCTTCTCCCATTGCCCCTACAAATGAGGACGGCGCTACTAGCTTTATCGCTGGTGGTTACTATGGTCAGTATGTCGATCTTGACGGTAACTTCAAGACCGAATATGACATGGTTAAGAAGTATCGCGTCATGGCGATGCATCCAGAAGTTGATTCTGCCATTGAGGATATTATTCAAGAGGCAATCGTTACTGATCAGAACGATTCACCTGTACAAATCGAGCTCTCTAACCTTGAGGTTAGTGACTCTGTAAAGAATCTGATCCGCACGGAGTTTGATTATATCAAGCGCCTGATTGGATTCGACACTAAAGCCCATGAGATGTTCCGCAGATGGTACATCGATGGGCGTTTGTATTATCATAAGGTAATCGATCTGAATAGACCCCAGGATGGTATCCTGGAGTTGCGCTATGTTGATCCCCAGAAGATCAAAAAAGTAAGGCAGATTAATAAGAGTCCGCAGAACACCGAAGAGTTCATGAAGTTGGACTTCGGTAAGATCGACGAATATTTCCTCTACAACCCCAAAGGTCTCAATAATACTTCCGCGAATACTGGTATCAGGATCGCTAAGGATGCTATTTCCTATGTGACCTCTGGAATCATGGATACGAATAGGAACATTGTTCTCTCGTATCTCCACAAGGCTATCAAGGTTCTCAATCAACTTCAGATGATTGAAGACTCCTTGGTGATCTATCGTATCTCCCGCGCACCCGAACGTAGAATCTTCTACATCGATGTGGGTAACTTGCCGAAGGTAAAGGCGGAGCAATACCTTCGTGAGGTGATGAGTCGTTACCGCAACAAGCTGGTATACGATGCCAACACTGGTGAGATCCGTGACGATCGTAAGTACATGTCCATGATGGAAGACTTCTGGCTTCCACGTCGCGAGGGAGGGCGCGGGACAGAAATCACTACTCTTCCTGGCGGGCAGAACCTCGGAGAACTGACTGACATTCAGTATTTCCAAACTAAACTGTACAAAGCACTCAACGTACCTGCTGGTAGACTCGATTCAAATACCAGTTTCAACCTTGGTAGATCTTCAGAGATTCTCCGCGATGAACTGAAGTTCACTAAGTTTGTAGGTAAGCTTCGTAAGAAGTTTAGCGAACTATTCCATGACATCCTCAAGACTCAACTGATCCTCAAAGGAGTTATCGCTCCTGAAGATTGGGAAGACATGAAGGAGCATATCCAATATGACTACCTTTATGATAACCACTTCACAGAGCTCAAGAATCTTGAGATGTTGAATGAGAAGCTCGGCGTCATTGCCCAAATGGAACCCTACATGGGTCGCTACTTCTCTACTGAGTATGTTAGAGCTCAGATCCTCGGTCAATCGGAAACCGAGATGGAAGAACTTGACGTCCAAATGGATGACGATATCAAGAAAGGTAGGATTATTGATCCACTTGACCAGGTGGCAATGGATCAGAATGCTATGGATATGGAACAGGACAACGCTGCCCTTGATCAAGAGATGAAAAAGGCGCAGATCCAGCAGGCGAAGAACCCGCCCGCGCCGTCAAGTAACAAATCTAATAAATAAAATATAGTCAAGTTTTATTATGTCAACACAAGAACGAGACATCGTTGATTTGCTTTGGAACAACGACCAGGCTGACGCGCTGTCCAAATTGAAGGACATGCTAAATGTTAAAGCTGCTATGGCAGTTGACGCATCCAAGCAAGACATTGCTCAGGCAATGTTCCCGCATGTTCCTGAGGACGGTGAACCTGAGGTGGAAACACCTGAGGCATCCGCAGAGGATGAAGTCGAAACTGAACAAGAACCAGAGGAAACTACTGATGAAACTGATCACGGAAGAGATTGAATCCATTGAGATTCTCCACGAAGAATCTGATGGTAAAAAGAATACCTACATCAAAGGTATCTTTCTCCAAACTGAGATGACTAACCGTAATGGTCGCATGTACAAGTACAGCACCATGAAGCGCGAAGTCGATAAGTACACGGAGTCTTTTATCAACCGTGGCAGAGCTCTTGGTGAACTCGGTCATCCCGAGGGTCCGACTATCAATCTTGACAGAGTAAGTCATAAGATCGTTGAACTTGTACCAGAAGGTACAAACTTCATCGGTAAAGCAAAGCTGCTCGATACACCAATGGGTAAGATTGCCCAGTCCCTTTTGGACGAAGGTGTACAACTGGGAGTCTCTTCTAGAGGTCTCGGTTCAATCAAGCGCGAAGGTGCCACCAACGTTGTCGGTGATGACTTCATGCTTGCTACTGCTGCGGATATCGTAGCAGATCCTTCCGCCCCAGATGCTTTCGTCGAAGGCATTTATGAGGGACGTGAGTGGGTTATGGTCGATGGCAGACTCAAAGAGTCTCAATTCGATGCTATCAAGGATGCCCTTGATTCCGCGCCAAACCCCATGGAACTTCAAGAGAGAAAGATTTCCGCGTTTGCGGCTTTCTTGAGAAGTCTTTAATTTATAAATAAATATAGCAAATCACACCGCAGTCTTATTCGTAGGAGCAACCATGTCCACAATCGATGAAAAGTTTGAGAAACTCATCGCGGAAAAGAAAGCACAGGAAGAAGCTCCTGTTGTTACTGAGTCCGTAGAAGAGGTCTCTGAAGATGCCGCAACTGGCGACACAGCGATTAAGAAAGGCGCTGTACCCCAACAAAAGAGTGACCTGAAGAACTCTGGTTCTGAGGTTGCCAGCAACTCTAAAGAGAAACCCGAGGGTACTGAGAACCCTGGCGCAAAGGCTGCTGCCCCTGTGACTGCTACCAAAGATTCCACCCTCAAGACTAAGCCTAGTGCCGCTTCTAGCGCTATGCCTGGTGCCCTGAGTGCCAAGATCTTCGATGACGTCGAAGTTGAAGGCGAGGTGGTTGCCGAAGACGATATCGCCGCAATGCTGGCTGGCGCTGATCTGTCTGAAGAATTCCAAGATAAAGCAAAGACCGTATTCGAGGCTGCTGTTAAGGTTAAAGTCCAAGAAGAAGTCGCTGCGATTAAGGAATCGACCGAAGTCAAAGTAACCGAAGAGATCGAAGGTCTCAAGGAAGAATTTGCTGGTCGTGTTGAGAACTTCCTGAACTACGCTTGTGAAGAGTGGATGTCGGAGAATGAACTTGCCATCGAGCAAGGTCTCCGCGCCGAAGTCACAGAGAGTTTCATGGAAGGACTCAGAAGATTGTTCATCGAAAGCAACATCAATGTTCCCGAAGAGAAGCTTGATGTTGCCGCTGAGATGAGCGAAAAACTTGATGAAATGGAGACCCGACTCAATGAGCAGGTCCAGAAGAACATCGAACTTCACGAGGCTGTAGGTGCCTATCGTAAGAATGAGATTTTGACAGAACTGACCCGTGGTCTTGCTGAGACCCAAAAGGATAAGTTCACCTCCCTTGCTGAAGCGGTGGAATTCAAGACTGAAGAGTCGTATCGTGAAAAGCTGGTTCAGATTAAAGAGTCTTACTTTGGTGCTCCCAAGGTAGAAACTACTGAGGAAGTATCCACAGAAGAACCCGCAACAACCCAAGAGACAGTAAGTGAAAGCATGGCTGCGTATGTCGCTGCCCTTGCTAAGCGTCTCTGAATCCCCCACAAACACACACTCAACTAACGGAGAACAAAATGTTCAATACTGAACAACTCCAAGAGAAGTGGGCTCCAGTTCTTAAGCATGATGGTCTGCCCGAAATCAAGGACAACTATCGTAAGGCTGTAACCGCACAACTCCTGGAAAACCAAGAGCGTTTCATGCGTGAAGAGCGTCAGGTAATGACTGAAGCTCCCACCAACGCTGGTCCTATCAATACACCCACAACGGGTGCTGGCGCTAACTTCGGTTTCGATCCGATCCTGATCTCCCTGATCAGACGCGCAATGCCTAAGCTGATTGCTTATGACATCGCTGGCGTTCAACCGATGAACGGTCCTACTGGACTGATCTTCGCAATGCGCTCCCGCTATGTCAATCAGACTGGCAACGAAGCATTCTTCGATGAGCCCGACGCACAGTTCTCTGGTACTGACGGAGCTACTCCTCCGACCGCTACCACCGAGCGTAACCCTGGTCTCATTAACGACG